ATCCCCTACGAATAAAATGATCCACCGACTCCTCGCCATCGCCCAAGCTGAGATCGGCATCCGCGAAGAGGGCGGCAACAATCGCGGCCAGCGCATTCGGGACTACCAACGCGCCACCGACCTGCCACCCGGACCGTGGCCATGGTGCGCGGCTTTTGTTTCGTTTATAGTTCAAGAGTGGCTAAAAGAAAACGATGTCCCGGAGTGGCTGCGCCTCACCCGCTCGCCTGACCAGTGGAAACCCCGCACCGCGCTGGCCTACGGATTCCGCCAATGGGCAAAAGATCGACCACGCACGACCAGCATCTACACCGACCAAGACGCAGCCCAACCGGGCGACATCGTAACCTTTGATTTTTCGCATGTCGGCATCGTCCTCGAAGACGATGGCAAGACCCTGATCACGGTCGAAGGCAACACCAATTTTTCTGGCACACGCGACAGCGAGTCTGGCGATGGAGTCTGGCGCAAAATCCGGCCAAAATCCCTCGCTCGAAACTTCATTCGCATCCACCCCGCCCGATGACTTACGGCAACCTCGATGTCTTTTTCAGCGGTCTCGACCACACCGAGATTCTGTTTTCGCTACCCACCGGAACCCGGATCGTGCGCGGGTATTTCGACAACGCATTTTTTGACAGCGCCGTTGGCGAAGTAGTCCTCGACAGCACCCAGCCCCGCTTCCAGTGCAAGGAGTCGGATGTCGCCAGCATCCCCCGCGAAACCGCCTGCAAGGTCGAAGGCAAAGATTATACCGTGCTCGAAATCCAGCCAGACGGCACCGGCCTCGCCACCGTCACACTCGCCCATGAGTGACATGATTTTCATTAATGCGAAGGGACTCGACCGCATCGGGCGAGACCTCGGAGCCACCGCCGCGCAGATCGCGCCCGCCATGCGCACAGCGGTCTCTCGCGTTACCAAGTGGGCAGGCAACGAAGCCGCCCGCCGAATCTCCAAGGCCACCAAGGTTACAGGAAAAGTCCTCAAAGGCCGCATGCGTGTCGAAGTGATGGGGAAAGATGGCGTCCTCGGTCGCGTATGGGCCGGACTCAGCCCCGTCCCACTCAAAGCCATGAAGCCCCGCCAAACCAAAAGCGGCGTGACCGCAGGCCCCGCCAAGCGCCCCGGTGCGTTTATCTCCAAGAAACTCGGTGGTCATGTCTTCAAGCGCACAGGCAAGAAACGCCTGCCAATCGAAAAGGAAACCTTCCCGATCCTCGACCCCGGCATGGACGCCATGGGCAGTCTCGAAAAGGAAATCGGCGAACGCCTGCAACGCGAATTTGAATCCCAATTAAAATGGCAAATGACCAAATAGACCTCGCCGTCCTCCACACGAAGATCGCAGAGAAGATCAACGCCAAGTTCGGCGGCACGGTAAAAACCATCGCCGCCTATTCGCGCTACATGGACAAGCTCGAAGTGCCTGCCATTACCTTTGAACTCGACAGCATCGAGGCATCGAATCCCTCGGACATCGGAACGCAGCAGCTTCAAGTGGACCTCCGCTTTTCCGCCTCCCTCATTTACAGCTACAAGACCGGCAACAAATTCGCCGTGCGCCTCATGTCGGCAAACTTCGCCGCCTTCCTGCAAGGGCAGAGATTCGGAATGCCCGTCACGCCAGCCCGTTTCATCGCCGCAACCCCGCAGGAATTTGACGCCGAGAATCCAGAATACGAAGTCTGGCGGCTTGAGTGGGAACACACCTGCCTCCTCGGCGCCACGGCATGGCCAGAAGGTGGAGCACTGCCCACCGACATCCGCGCCTCATGGTCGCCAGAGATCGGCATCCCGCACGAGCCAAAATACAAGCCGATCCAAGACATCCTCACCACATGAGCAACGCCCGCCTCGGCGAGCTGGAGCGCCGACTCAGCAACACCATCCGCCCCGGCACCGTGCTGGAGGCGGACTACGAGAAAGCCCGCATCCGTGTCACGATGGGCGACAACACCAGCGCATGGCTCCCATGGCTCACTAGCCGAGCCGGTGAAGACCGCACATGGCACGCGCCGGAAGTCGGCGAGCAAGTCATCGTCATGGCCCCCGGCGGCGAACTCTCCGCAGGCTATGTCATGCCAGGCGGAATCTACAAAAACGACTATCCCGCCAACGGCGACAAACCCGAAATCAGCCGCACCACCTACAAAGACGGCGCAATCCTCGAATACGACCGCGAAGCCCACGCCCACCTCCTGCAACTCCCCGAAGGATCGGCAACCGTCAAAGTCGGAGACGATGCGCAGACCGAAATCACGCCAGAAAAAATCACCGCAAAAGTCGGAGACGATGCCAAAACGGAAATCACCGCATCAAAAATCCTCGCGCAAATCGGCAGCGATGCCAAAAGCGAGATCACAGCCAGCAAGATCACGCACACCCTCGGCAGCAGCAGCAAAATCGAAATCTCCTCTGGCAGCGTCAAAATCACGGTCGGAGGAACCACCCTCGAAATCGCCAGCGGCGGCATCACGATCAACGGCAACATCACCCAAACCGGCAACTACGACCAGACGGGCCTGATGAAATCCAACCTCATCACCCTCAGCACCCACACCCACGGCGGCGTCATGTCTGGAACAAGCCTCACAGCCGTCCCAAATCCCTAACCTCCTCCGTGCTCTCCGTGTCCTCTGTGGTGGAACTCCCCGCAGAAGACACCCACCCCCGCAACCCTAAAATTCGCCAGCATGCGAGGCATGAGCAGCGAGACCGGCAAGGCGCTTTCCGGGCTGGACCATTTGAAGCAGTCGATACGGGACATCTTAACGACCCCGCTCGGCTCTCGCGTCATGCTCAGAGACTACGGCTCGCGCCTGTTCGAGCTGGTCGACGCCCCCATGAATCGCGGAACCATCGTGGAAATTTATGTGGCGACCATCGAGGCGATCCGCAAGTGGGAACCTCGCGTTGAGATCACCCGCGTCATCGCCCAGGCGATCGAACCCGGCAAGATCACCATCGCCCTCGAAGGCGTCTATCTCCCCACTGGAACCGCTCTCACCCTTGACGGCATGGTCGTATGAGTTACACGCCCATCGACCTCAGCAGCCTCCCCGCACCGACCATTGTCGATAGCCTCGACTACGCCGCGATCCTGCAAGAAATGGTGGACGACCTCAAAGCCCGCGATGTCGCCTTCACCGCCATCGTGGAGTCGGACCCCGCTTTCAAGGTTCTGGAAGTTTGCGCCTACCGTGAAATGCTCATCCGTCAACGGGTCAACGATGCCGCCCGTGGCGTCATGCTCGCATATGCCACCGGCAACGACCTCGATCAACTCGGCGCGATCTTCGGCACCGTGCGCAAGGTGCTCGTGCCCGCAGCCCCGACAGCAATCCCGCCCCGCCTCGCAGTCATGGAGACCGACACCGATTTCCGCTATCGAGTCACGCTCGCACTTGAAGGCTTGAGCACCGCAGGCCCAGAGGGTAGCTACCTTTACCACGCGCTCAAGGTCGCAGGCGTAAAACACGCCACCATCGTCGGCCCTCCAACCGTCTCACCCGGCAATGTCCTCGTGACCGTTCTCGGCCTCACAGGCAACGGCGCACCCTCGGCAACCGTGCTGTCCAATGTCACGCAAGCCCTCAACGCCGAGTCCGTCCGCCCGCTCACGGATGCCGTGACCGTGCAAGGTGCCACGATCCAAAACTACGCCATCACCGCGACGATCTTCACCTTCCCCGGCCCTGATTCCGAAGTCGTGATGCAGGAAGCGCGAGACAGCGCTCAAGCCTTTGCCACCCAGAATCACAAAGTCGGCAACGACATCAACCGTTCTGCGATCTTCGCCGCGCTCCATGTGGACGGCGTTCAAAAAGTCACGCTCACATCGCCCTCCGCAGACATCACATGCGACCACACGCAAGCCCCATTCTGCACCGCGATCAATCTGACCTACGGAGGCTTAAGCCAGTAAAATGAGCCGCTCCATTTACCAATACCTCTCAGACCAAGACGGGAATTTCTTTTACTACGGCCAAGCCCCGAACGCCGCAAAAACCACAGACCTTTTGTGGAACATCCTCCGGCAGCAATACAGCTCCGCAGGCGATCTGCTCGATACCAAGGTTGCCATCAAAGTCGCATGGACGAACCGCACAAATGTTCCCTACGGCGATCCGATCAATGAGGACGAAATTGCGGCGGACATCACGCTGCGTGACCTCCTGCCGTCCAACGCCACCGGGCCTGAGCGATCTCTCGCCCTCGCCACCGCTCGACTCGGAACCATCTCGACGCCCATCCGGTCGCTCTGGAACCCCAACACCTGCCCGGAAAACCTGCTCCCGTGGCTCGCCTGGGCAACTTCGGTCGATGAGTGGGATGCCAACTGGACAACGGCAACCAAGCGCAATTTCATCAAGAACAGCGCCGAAATTCACCGCAAAAAAGGCACCGTCGCTGCGATAAAATCCCTTCTAAATTCGTTCGGCGTTGCGCTCCAGCTAATCGAGTGGTGGCAGACCACACCAAAGGGAACTCCATACACTTTCATAGTCGCCCTTGGCTGGCTGCAAACGTCCGAAGCCGTCCAAAATTCGATTGCCAAAGCCATCGCCGCAATAAAGCCGGTTCGCTCCTCATTCGTCATCGCCGCAATGGAAACCTTCGTCGGCTCCGTAAACATCATCGGCATCTGCCGCACCGCCACATTCGATCGCCTCGACTGCCGAGCCACCTTTTAAAACTATGCCACTCAATTTCGTTATCACCGACGCCGGACGCGCCGCCATCGCCCAAGTCGGCGGTGCCATCGGCCCCGTCACACTCACAAAAATTGCAATCGGCAGCGCAGGCTATACGCCTCTCGCCAACCGCACCGCCCTGCAAACCGAGATCAAGCGCCTCGATCCAAGCGGCAGCTCCGTGCCAGTGCCGGGAACGATCAGCATCACAGCCGCCGACAACTCTGCCGACTCCTACTCCGTCCGGGAAATCGGACTCTACACGAACAACAATGTGCTGTTCGCCATCTGTGCGCAGACAGGCGTCATCATGACAAAAGGCAGTGGCTCATCCGCGCTTTTCGCAATGGATTTCGTGATGACGAATGTTCCAGCAGGAACGGTCACGGTCGGGAATGTGGGCTTTACTTATTCGCAGGCCACAGAGACCGCGATGGGCGTGCTTGGAATCGCAACCACCGCAGAAGCGCAAGCAGGAACAATCAACACGAAGATCATCACGCCTTTAAGGTTGGCAGAAGTCACAGCTACGGAATCTCGCCGTGGCGTCATCGCGCTGGCAAACGCTACGGAGGCGCAGGCACTGGCTCCTGACGCAACAAAAGCGCTCACGGTCGCACGACTTTTAGACCGCACAGCCACAACATCACGCTCAGGCGTGGTCAGGTTGGCCACCAATGCGCAGACGCAGACCGGAACCGACGCAACGCTTGCCGTGACACCATCGGGTCTCGCCAGCGCGGCTTCGCTTTTTGTTCCACCCGGCGCAGTGATGCCGTTTGCGATGGCCGTTGCCCCATCCGGCTGGCTTGCCGCAAATGGAACAGCAGTCTCTCGCGCCACCTACGCCGCCCTTTTTGCGGCAATCGGGACAACTTACGGCGCAGGCGATGGCAGCACGACATTTGCAGTCCCCGACCTGCGAGGATACTTCGTGCGCGGCAGCGGGACAAATGCGGATGGCACAGCCTCAGGGACTTTTGGCGCGAAACAGGCGGATGCTTTTCAAGCGCACCGGCATTATTTCCAAGGGGGATTTTCCAACGGGGGGGATGAACATGATGGCGGGAACAGAATAAATTATTGGGGGCAAGATCCGTCAGGATCTACAGGAGACTCAATAAGCGACGGCACCAACGGAACCCCTCGCACCGCTTCCGAAACCCGCCCGCGCAACATCGCCCTCCTCTACTGCATCAAATTCTAGGGGAACGCCCCGCAGAAGACAGGCACCGCCTGATTCCAGACACTCACACCCGCAACCACCAACCACTAAACCATGTCTCAATTTCTCCACGGCGTCGAAGTCCAAGAAATCACGGGCGGCCCTCGCCCGATCAAAACCGTTTCATCCAGCGTCATCGGCCTCGTCGGCACAGGCACAGCGCACGCTGATTTTCCGATAAACACGCCAGTCCTCGTCACATCGCCCACAGGCGTCTCGACCAAGCTCGGAGCAACAAGCTACCTCGGCAAGGCCATCGAGGCCATTTACGCACAGACCGGAGCGGTTGTCGTGGTTGTCCGCTGCGCAACGCTGGCCGATGTCGCCGGAAGCGCGAGCCTCCTCACAGGCGTGCACGCCCTGCGCAAAGCCCAAGCTGAACTCAATGTCACCCCTCGCATCATCGTGGCAGAAGGCGCTTACGCCACCACGACGATTGACGATGTGAAGGTCGTGGCCTCCGCACTCCGCGCCGTGGCCATCGCTGGTCTGGTTTCCAGCGTGGCAGAGATCGACACCGCTGCCGAGGCTTCGGCATGGGTCACCGCAAACGGCAATGATCGCATGTATGCAATCTGGCCCTCGGTAAACGGCGGCGAAGACGCAGCGCCGTATGTCGCCGGACTCATGGCTCGCATCGATAACGAGCGCGGGTTCTGGTGGTCGCCCTCCAACAACGAAGTTTTCGGCATCGAGAAAATCGACAAGTCGGTGGACTTCGTGCTCGGCGATACTTCCTCGCTGGCCAATGTGCTCAACCTCGCCAATGTCGCCACATTCATCCGCAGCGGTGGATTCAAGCTCTGGGGCAACCAGACAGGTTCGACGGATGTTAAATACCAATTCGTCAATGTCCGCCGCACAGCGGATTTGATTTTCGACAGCCTCCAACGCGCTCACCTGTGGGCAGTGGACCGGCTCATCTCGAAAACCTACCTCGAAGATGTAACCGAGTCAGTCAACGCCTACCTCGCCAGCCTCAAAAACCAAGGCGCGATCCTCGGCGGCAAATGCTGGGCAGACCCAGACCTCAACACCCCGGCGAACATCCAGCTCGGCAAGGTCTATTTCAATTTCGATTTCACCCCGCCTTACCCAGCCGAGCACATCGTGTTTCGCGGCGAGCTGACCAACGAATATTTGACAGAAATCCTCAACTAAAAAACGACCATGGCAACCGCATCGAAACTCCTCAAAAACTTCAACCTCTATGTGGACGGGCGCGGATACGCAGGCGTCTGCGACGAGCTGCAACTCCCAAACCTCGCCCTCGTCGTTGAGGACTTCCGCGCCGGTGGCATGGACGCCTCCGTGGCAGTCGAGATGGGACAGGAAAAGCTTGAAGCCTCCTTCGTGCTCAGTGGCTACGAGGAGAATGTCCTCAACCTCTGGGGAGTCGGCCAAGGCACGACCATCCCGCTCGTCGCCCGTGGCGCTCTCGAAGACCTCGACGGCAGCGTGACGCCGGTAGTCGTTTACATGAACGGCACGATCCGTTCGATGGAACCCGGCGCATGGAAGGCCGGAGAGAAATCGACCATCAGATTCACGATGGACCTCCGCAGCTACAAATACACGCAGGCAGGCCGGACCATCAACGAGATCGACATCCCAAACATGGTTCGCCTCGTCAACGGAGTGGACCGCCTCGCGGCACAGCGCAACGCCATCGGCATCTAAAGCGAGATGGCGAACAAAAAATCCAGCGTGGAAATCGCCCTCGATTTTCCAATCAAAATCGAAGGCGTCGAGTGCAGCCACCTCACGCTGCGCAGGCCGAAAGTCGGCGACATCCTCGCCGCCGAGGAAGGCGCAAAAGGCCGTGGCGAGAAGGAAACCGAAATCCTGACCTTCGCCAACCTCTGCATGGTCACGCCAAACGAAATCCGCGACCTCGACTTGGGCGATTACCAAAAGCTCGCCAAAGCGTTCTCGGCTTTTTTGTCCTGACGCGGGAGGACGCCATGCGCGGCACTCTCGCACTGGCCAGCCATACAGGATGGAGCCTCGCAGAGATCAGCGAAATGACCGCCGAGGAGCTTGTGGACTGGTGCGGCAAACTTCCTAAATAAAAATGGCGACCGAAAAAAAATTCAAAGCGACAATCGAAATCGGCGGGGCCATTGCAGGCTCGCTGAAATCGTCGTTCGCCGCCGTTACGGGAAACACGAAGATTCTCGGAGCTTCCCTTTCCAAGCTCTCCTCGCAGCAAAAGAAGCTCGAAAGTTTCAACTCCGCCCAGATACGAATCGGCGAGACTCAGAAAAAGCTGATGCAGGCGATGAAAGCGGGCGACACATCCGGCGTGGAGCGCCTCCGCAAATCGCTCGACACGCAGCGCCAATCCCTCACCAAACTGGGGGAAGAACTCAAGAAGGCCAAAATCAACACCAGCAACTTATCGGGCGAAATGGAACGCCTCGGCAGAAAGGCGGACGCCACCCGCAAGGTCATGCACTCATGGGGCAAGATCAGCCCCATCGGTGACAAACTCGGAACCACCATGCGCAGGGCCGCAGGCGGATTCGTCGCCGTGGGAGTGGCCGCGACAGCCGCAAGCGCAGGCGTGTGGAAACTTGGTTCAGCGTTTGGAGACTTTTCAGACTCCGCAGCGGAGGCCGCAGACACGCTTGGCGTGGATACAAATTTTCTTCTGTCGGTAAAATATGCCGCCGCTGATGTCGGTGTCGCGGTCGAGATGGTCGACAAGATGATTTCCGAAATGAACATCCGCATGGTCGATGCGGGAGAGGAGGGGAACAAGACCGGCGAAGCCCTCCGCGAGCTTGGTCTGAACATCGGCAAGCTGCAAAAAATGGACACCGCAGCGCAGTTTGCAACCATATCGGAAGCCTTCAAAAATTACAGCGGGAGCGTCAACAAAGCCAAACTCGCAACCGATGCGTTTGGAAAAGCCGGGAGGAAAGCGCCAAACTTGCTCGCGCTTGGAAAAGACGGGCTGAACGAATACGCGAAAGCCGCGCAAGAGGCAGGATACCTTTTAAGCGAGGCTGACGAAAGGATTGGTGATGAGTTTGGAAAGCAATTTCTGAACCTCAACAAAACCCTCGAAGGCGCTCGCAACATCATTGGCCGGGAAATCCTGCCAGTGCTTACGGACCTTTTAGTTTCCCTCGGCTCATTCATCCGCGAAAACGCGCCGAACATCAAAGCCATGGCACAAGAGTTTGGCGGCTGGCTCAAAACCAACGGCCCAATCATCGGCGGGCAGATCCGCGACATGGCAAAGAGCCTGGTCGAAATGGGCAAGGCGGCATGGCCGTTCATCGAATCCGTGGGAGGCGTGAAAGCCGTG